CTGATGTAAATATAATACAATTAAGCTCATCTGTAAACTATAAATTAAGAGCACCTTACAGAAAAGGTGTACAAGACTATAAATATACATATATAGACGGAGGATGCGAAATGTGTTCATCCGATATGCAGAGTAATGTAAACGTTCACGGATCTATCCACGCAATACCGCCGCAAATATATTGTTTAAAAAATAAAAGTTTTGACGAATGTCATCCATCCGTTGACCAGGTACTTAAACAAGTTACTAAACTGTATACACAGGAAGAACTAAAAACAATTATGAAAAAGAAGATATTATTTCTAACACCTCATCTATCCACAGGAGGAATGCCTCAATTCGTACTCACTAGACTAAAAGCACTACAGGATCAGGATGAATTCGAAACACATCTAATAGAGTACACGCAGTATGCTACTGCGTACATAGTACAGAGAGAGAAAATACAGAGTATATTAGGTAGTAACTTTCACTCCTTAGGTTATTTAGATGAGATAAGTGTAGATGAAAGAACTAAAAGATTAACAGATAAACTTACAGAAATTAATCCTGACATAATACACATAGATGAATGTCCAGAAGCATTTGATTCCTTCAACAAGCTATCCCCAACAGCACTAGAATTCATCTATTCAGAGAACAGTAAGTGGAAGATAGTAGAAACATGTCATAACATATGGTTTCAAGGTAAAGATAAACAATATCATCCTGACAGTTATTTATTCTGTACTCCCTACCATTTACATGAAAACTTTAAAGAGAATACTAACAGCAGTAGGTACGTTGCTACTTACCCGATTATAGACTTAACTCCGACAGAGAAAGAAAAAGAAGAGGCAAAGAATGTATTAGGGTTGGATAACACTAAAATTAACATATTAAATGTCGGACTATGGACAGAGGGTAAGAATCAAGGAGAAGGAGTAGAGATAGCACACAAACTACATAAAAGATATCCAGGAAAGTTTCACTTTCATTTTGTAGGAAATCAAGCAGATAATTTTAAAGACTATTGGGGAGAGATAATTAATAATATACCTCCTAATGTTAGTATTTACGGAGAACGTAGCGATGTTAATGTATTTATGCAAGCAAGTGATGCTTTTATGTTTAATTCAACTCACGAATGTAACCCACTAGTATTAAGAGAAGCACTAAGTTACAAACTACCTACATTCTCTAGAATACTAAAACAATACGGAGACATGTTCTCAGAATACGTTAATGAACTAACAGAAGACTGCGACACTAACTCTAATATTATCGCTACCTCCCTATTGAAGTTAAACTCCCCTCTTTCTTCACAAAAAGAATATAACTTAAAAAATATTTCAAACAACTTTAAAGAAGAACATTTAAGAGCATATAATAAAATACTAGAGCAAGAAAAAGTTCATACAATTACTAAAAAAGTAACATTAAAAGCACGGTTAGAGTATAAGGGTGGATTAAAACTACATTTAGATGAACTAAGTGAAGGTAGTTGGAGAGTAGAGTTCTGGGATAATGAAGATCTAGTACACAGTGTAGACAACTTAAAAAAAGGACATTGGTATGGACCAAACAGGCAATGGCATACAGACTGGGAAGTTAAGGTATTCTGCGATAATGCACTAACTAGTACATCTAAATGGGATCTTAACGGCAAAGAAGTGCTAGTAGTCTTCGATTCATCAAGTTTAGGAGATACTATTGCTTGGATGGGGCAAATGGAAAATTTTAAGAAAGAGCATACCCTCAAAAAACTGTATGTTAAGACTTTTAAAAACTGGCTGTTTGATAAAGAGTGGTATAAAGATCAAGGAATAGAACTTGTTGATAAGGTACATAAAGAAGCAGGAATAATATACAATGTAGGAGTGTACTATACAAACGATAAGCCATGGGATAGAAACAAACACAAATACGATTGGAGAAAAGTACCTTTAGCAAAAATAGCTACAGATAGATTAGGTATAGTATATAGAGAAAACAAACCAGTATTATCGCCAACATACTCTACAGTAGCTACCGGTGGAAAGAAAAAGTCAATAGTGATAGCAACACAAAGTACCGCACAAGCAAAATATTGGAATAATCCAACTGGATGGCAAGACTTAATAGAACACTACAACAAGAACGGCTATAAAGTGTTGCATTCAAGTAAGGAAGGCACAGAATTAAAAGGTATAGAGCAAATACCATTCCAAGAAGGCTTAGTAAACGTAGCAACCGCTATTAACAGTGCTGATATGTTTATTGGATTACCCTCCGGCTTATCTTGGTTTGCCTGGGCACTAGGAGCAAGAGTAGTTATTATTAGCGGATTCACAGACCCTTATGCAGAGTTTGAAGAAGCGGTATATGTTAACAATCACCAGGTATGTCATGGGTGTTGGGGGAACCATGTATTTGATAAAGGAGATTGGAACTGGTGTCCTGTATGGAAAGGGACTCAAAGACAGTTCGAGTGTACAAAAACGATAACAGCAACAGACGTTATTAGTAAAATAAATAATATGTAATTATATGAAACCAAGTAACCCTAACTTTTGGACAAATTTAAATGGCCAATTAGCTCTAAGAAACTTAGAAAAAGAAGAAGCAGTATACCGTAATAATATATTTCCTGCCATGCGTGCTGGGATTATAGATGAAGCTATAATGATCTATTATGAAATATATGATTGTCATAGCGGCGGGTATATAGATGATTCACTCTACCAACACGGAGATTGTAAAATATATAAAGATGATGTTGTATTAGACATAGGTGCAAATATAGGTATATTCGCTAGATTTGCAAGCGATAAAGGTGCTAAGAAGATTTATGCATTTGAACCAGTGCAAGAGAACTTTAAACTATTAGCTTTAAATAGACCTGATAACTGTGAGGCACATAGAATTGCAGTTACTAATAAAGATAATGATTCAATAAGTATTGCGTATAAACCTAATGCCCCAGGTGGTAGCTCTATTTTTAAATACGATGACGGTATTCTACAGAATGTCATGACTATGACGATTACCACGCTAATAAAAAGTAAACTGATACAACAACCGGACTTTATTAAAATGGATATAGAAGGAGCAGAAACACTCGCATTCAAGGGTATAACAGATGAAATACTACAAAAAACTAGGTGTATTGCCATGGAAATGCATAACGACGTTATAGGAGATACAGGAATAGACTACATTTACAGTAGATTAACAAAATTAGGATTTATATCATTTACACTATATAACCCAGATAATAATAATATAGTCTGGTTCACTAATAAAAATATAAACTAAAATGGAAAGTACAAAACTAACAAGAGAGGAAATTGAATCTATCACAAACCTTCAAACCAAGACACAGGAGATACAGAATACTCTTGGAGTGATAGCAGTTAGAGAGATAGAACTAAACAATGCTAAGCAAGCACAGAGTCAAGCGTATAACAACCTTAGAGCAGAAGAAATAAAACTAGCAAAAGAATTAGAAGACAAATACGGTTCAGGAAATATCGACTTAAATGAAGGAGTGTTTACCCCTCACCCCGCACCGACAGAAACAACTTAAATACACATAATAAAAATACAGTAAAAGGGAGAGATGTTTTACGTCTCTCCTTCCTATTTATAAACAGTTAACCTATTATAGTAACGTAACAGGTTTTAGGAAAAAATACTATATTTATAAAAGACATTAAATAAACTTCAAAAAACATGGCAGAAGCAATTATCTCTCCAGGTGTATTCACAAGAGAAAACGACATTTCATTCATCCAACCAGCTCCAGTAGAAGCTGGTGCAGCTATTATAGGACCTGCAGTAAAAGGACCGGTAGAAAAACCAACACTAGTAACATCGTATAATGACTATATTAGAAGATTCGGAGCAACATTCGAATCAGCTTCTACATCATACGAGTTTATGACTTCTATTGCAGTTAAGAACTACTTCTCACAAGGAGGTAATTCAGTACTAGTAACTAGAGTCGCATCCGGATCTTTCGATCCTGCTGATTCTACAGCAATGTATAATACAAAGGAGACAGGAGTGTTAGATACTGTAGCAGATTCATTACTCGCATCTATAGGTACTAATCCAGTAAATGCAGGTTCTGGTTCTTACGCAAGTATCTCTCCAACAACCTCTGGAGCCGGCACAGGAGCTGTAGTTACAGCTGTAGTAACAGGTACAACTGCACCAACAATCACAGGTATCACAGTAACAGCAGCAGGTACAGGGTACGTAATCGGAGACACGCTAACAATAGCAGCCGGAGCTCTAGGAACCGGACAATTAATAAATGCAGACGATGTACTTAGTATCTCCAATGGTGCTGCATACGTCTTAGGAGCAGAAACAGGCCCTTTCACAGTAGCCCAAACATCAACTACAGGTACAGGAACAGGAGCAACATTTACAATTACAGGAGACGGTACGAACGTATCAGCACTAACTGTCGCTTCAATAGGTACAGGTCATGCAGACGCAGATGTAATTACAATTGCAGCCGCAGACTTAATTACAGCTGGATTTACAGGAGCAACAGGAGATTTAGACATAACACTAGCATCTGGAAACGTTCAAGATTCAACTACAGCAGTTATTACACTAGTAGCAGACGATATTGTAAGCGATGTACCTTTTGTATTAGAGACATTAGGAGAAGGTATATTATTCAACAACGCAGTATCAGTTGTAGACCCAGGAACTGAAAACAGCGACGGATCACTAGTATCTGGTTCAGCCGATAACCTAAGATGGGAAGTATCAAATATAAGCGATTCACAAGGAACATTTAGTCTAAGTATCCGTCAAGGAGACGACAATACAAAGAGTAAGACAATCCTAGAAACGTTTAACAATGTATCTTTAGATCCAAATAGTTCAAACTATATAGAAGCACTAATAGGTAACCAATCTACTACTCTATCTGCAACTGCAGACGGAACTTATATTAGAACATCTGGGGAGTATGTTAACAGATCAAACTACGTTAGGGTATCTGCAGTGAACTTTAAAACACTAGACTACTTAGCAAACGACGGCGTAACAGTAAATACAGACTCAAGCGGAGCATCATATAGTGGTTCTCTTCCAATCGTAGGATCTGGATCATTCCACGGAGCAACAGGAGGAATAAAAGCAGGAGCTAACTTCTTCGACAATATCAACAATACGAACACGCAAGGACTTGAAGCAGGGAACTATACAGACGCTATAAACCTACTTACAAACACAGAAGAGTATGTATTCAACATTATCTCTGCACCAGGACTAGCTTATAACTTCGCAACACACATTACACCAATCGATTCTATTATCTCACTTGCAGAAAGTAGAGGAGACTGTATAGCAGTATTAGACGTACAAGAGTACGGAGCAACTGTTAGTAACGTAGTAGCTAAAGCAACAACAATCAACAGCTCATATGCAGCAACTTACTGGCCTTGGCTACAAGTATTATCTGCAACAGGTAGAAACGAATGGGTACCAGCTTCAGTTGTTATTCCAGGAGTATATGCTTTCACAGATAATAGTTCAGCACCATGGTTTGCACCAGCAGGACTTGTAAGAGGAGGAGTAGCAGGAGTTATTCAAGCAGAAAGACGACTAACAAGAACTCAAAGAGATACTTTATATTCAAACAAAGTAAATCCAATAGCTTCTTTCCCAGGACAAGGAATATCAGTATTCGGTCAGAAAACACTACAAACTAAAGCATCAGCATTAGACAGAGTAAATGTAAGAAGATTGTTAATTGAATTGAAAAAGTTCATCGGGGACGAATCAAGAAACTTAGTATTCGAACAAAACACTATTGCAACAAGAAACAGATTCTTAGCAACAGTTAATCCATACTTAGAATCAGTAGTACAGAGACAAGGTCTTTATGCTTACAGAGTAGTAATGGATGACACGAACAATACAGCAGACGTTGTTGACAGAAATCAACTAATAGGTCAAATATTTATTCAACCAGTTAAAACTGCAGAATTTATAGTACTTGACTTCACAATCGAACCAACAGGAGCAACATTTGCAGGATAATTTAAAACAACAATATTTATAATAAACAAACAAAATGGCAGTATTAGACGCAAACGAAATAATGTTCAGAGCCTTTGAACCAAAGGTACAAAACAGATTTATCATGTACATGGATAATATTCCATCTTTCATGATAAAAACAGTAACAGCTCCATCTTTTGAAGACGGAGAGGTAGTACTAGATCACATTAACTCTTACCGTAAAGTTAGAGGAAAGAGAGTGTGGGGGGATATGGATATGACATTATATGATCCAATCACACCATCAGGAGCTCAAGCAGTAATGGAATGGGCAAGACTATCTTACGAATCAGTTACTGGTCGTGCTGGATACTCTGACTTCTACAAAAAAGATTTAACACTTAACGTTTTAGGTCCTGTAGGAGATATAGTTTCAGAATGGATAATCAAAGGAGCATTCATTAAAACTATGGCACAAGGATCATTCGATTGGTCTGCACCAGATGCAGTTGAATTGACAATGACAGTAGCGATGGATTATTGCGTCTTAAATTATTGATACTGTATACTTAACTATTATTTTTCAAAAATAGTGCCTATTTATATTAAATTAGATAGGCATTTTTTTATGGAATATATTCAACTGATTAAAGGAGCATTAAAACAGAGTAGAGAAAAAGGGAAAGGAACGTATTACGAAGCACATCATATAGTCCCTAAATCTTTCAACAAAAAATCTTCTACGGTTTTACTAACTCCTGAAGAACATTACCAAGCTCATAAGCTGTTAGCAGAGTTCTGGAAGAGTCATAGTGTATACGGTAAGAAAATGTTATGGGCTTTCCATAGACTAACATACGATAAAGGAAGAAAGCTAACTAAAGAACAGTACGGTGAAGCAAGAAGAATTTTACAACCTTTATGGAAAGCAGATAAAACTATGAAGCATAAAGAAAAGATCTCACTAGCTATGAAAGGAAATACTAATAATTCTTCTAGAGTATTTAAAGGAATGAAATCAGATATAACTGAGCAAGGAAGAAAAACACTAAGTAAGAGTACTGCAGAAAGGCAAACAGGTAAGAAACAATGGTCAGGAGGTCCCTATACAGTTACGTTAGAAGACGGGACAACCACAACAAGACAATCTTGCCCAGACTTAGCACAAGCCACAGGAATTAAATGGACTACATTACAAAAGAGGTTAACTACTAATAGAGGTAAGTTACTAAAAGGGTGGAAAATAGAATAGAAAGTTGTTTTAGAAATATATTACTCGTATATTTATATTTAGAACTAGTTATAACTAATAAAATTTATGGAACAAGCACAAAAATTCCCTAGCGAAGTAGTAGATCTACCTTCACAAGGAAAACTTTACTCAGAAGAATCACTTCTAGCATCAGGTACAATTGAAATGAAGTACATGACAGCAAAAGAAGAGG